CTGTTTTTTGTGTGCGTGATCAGCGGACCACTTCTAGTGGTGGCGGTGGTGGTGGCAGGGTGCGGGCCAGGTGGACGGCGCCGGCTACGGCGTACGCCCCGTCGACGGGGGAGCGGCCGCGTCGGGCGTAGGCGTACGTGTCGCCGCGCCACAGCTTGGACGCGCCGGCGATGTGGGCGTTGATGAGTTCGTCGTCTGGGTGGCGGATCTCGCCGGCGGCGACCAGGTCGGCGAGGCCCATGCACACGGCGGCCGTCTCGCTCTTGATCGCCTCCACGGTGACCCGGCGGGGTGGCCAGTTGCGGGTGCCGCGGTCGGCGAGGTCGGCGGCCACGGCGGCGGCGGGGCCGGCGGGGAACCAGCCGAGCACCCGGGGTCGGATCTTGGTGACGAGGGCGGGCAGGTCGGCGCGTAGGGCCTTGGTGCAGCCGAATCCGGTCCATTGCTCGACGACTTCGACGTGCACCTTGCCGTCGAGCACCGCGGCGGCTATGAGCGTGGCGTGGGAACCGTCGAGGGCGACGTCGACGCAGAGTGCGAGCCGGTTGCGGTGGTTGGCGAGGTTGACCGGGGTGGTGGTGCTGGATCCGGACCAGCCGGTGGGGTCGATGGCCGGGTCGAGCAGGTGCACTCGTTGGCAGAGGACTTCGGTGCGGTACCCGGTGAGCTCCTCGCCGCCGGCGGCTTTGGCCCGGGCTCCGGCGCCGAGGAGCGCGTCGAGGTCGATTCGGGTGCCGAGGTTGGGGTTGGACATGGCCAGCGCCTGGATGCTGGTTGGGTCGGCTCCGTCGGGGGCGCTGTACTCCAGCAGGCCCAGCCGCGGGTCACCCTGCCCGGTCTCGAGGTAGCCTAGCGCCGATCCGCGTAACGCGTCGAGGACGACGGAGCTGGCGTCGCCCTGGTTGGTGAGCACGACGGTCTGCGCGTCGGGCACGGCGTTCATGGAGTTGCTGGCCGAGTTCCATGCGTCCCACGATGCGTGCTCCCGCAGCTCGTCGCACAGCCACCGGTGCAGGGTGGTGGACCTGGCTGCGCTGCCGTTGTTCGCGGCGAAGATCAGTTCCGCCCGGTCGGTGGTGGTCAGGGATTCTTCTCCGGTGGTCAGGCGTACCGCGGCGGTGCCTAGGATCGGCGCGAGGTGCGGGTTGGTACGGAACAGGTCACACATCGCCGACCAGAACCGCTTGGCGTACTTCCGGTCGGTGGACGTATTGAGCACCAGCGGGAACGAGTCGACCGCCAGCCAGTAGCCGACCAGCGCCCGGCCGAGCTTGGTCTTGCCGTTCTGCCGGGCGGCGAGGATCAGCACGACCCGGAACCGGGGCCGGCCGTCGGGTAGCAGCTCGCCCAGGTGGATGGCTGTCCATTGCTGCCACGGGTCGAGCGGTTCGCCGAGCACCGTGTCGGCGAAGTTGATCACGTCGTAGCCGTAGCTGGTCTCCGGGCTAAGCGGGCGTAGCGGTGGTGTCCACAGGCGTGGCACGGTCTGCCCGAGCACGACGTCGCCGGCGGAGCTCGTCGAGTGGGCTTGCGGCTGGCTCACGGGTCGGGGCCCCCTTCCCGATCACGGCCACCCGGGCGCGTGGGGTCATCGCCAGCGACTCGAGGACCGCCAGCAGTTTGGGGCCGAGGTCGCTGGCGGTCGTGTGCGCGGATAGCGCGATCTCCAGCTTGGCCAGGTGTTCCAACGCGGCCGCCGCATCATCAGCGTGTGCCAGTGCCGAGCGGACCTCCCGCAGCGGTTTCACGTACTGGGCGGCTATCGCGCCCCGGTCGAGCAGCTGCGCGTAGCCGTAGGCGAGCCGGACCGCCGCCGCGTCGGCCGGTGCCACCTCGACCGATTTGAGCGCGTGGCGCAGCGCGCTGGTGAGCGTCGGTAGCCTGGCCACGCGTTAACGATAACGGGAACCATTATCATGTACGCTGACGCCGTGAGTATCGACACCGCTACCCTGGCCCGGATTGAGGCGGTGGCCGCCGAGGTCGACTTCACCCGCGGCTTCCAGCGTGCGGTGGCCGCCGCGGTCTACTACCCGGCGCGGCTGGCCGGCACGCTGGTGCGCGGCGCCGGGTGGATGGTCGCCGCGTGGAGGGTCGGCTACGCCGACGGCCGGAAGCGGACGTGAGCACGGCCCTGGAGCGGGTGGCCGCCGCCCGGGAGGACGGCAGCCTTCGCTCACGGCGCCCGACCCGGTCCACACCACAGAATCTGATCTCCATCTCCGACCCGGCGTTGGCCGGCTACTTCGGGGCCGGCCCGACCAGCTACGCCGGGGTGCCAGTCAACGAGATGACCGCGTTGGGAATCTCCGCGTTCTGGCGGGCTGTGCAGGTGGTGGCCGGCACGATCGCCGGCCTGCCGCTGCGGACGCTGCGGGACACCGCCGACGGGCAGCGGCAGCGGGTGAGCTCCTGGCTGGACCAACCGGCCGGGCCGAATGGTCAGACCCCGTTCGAGTGGAAGCAGACCATCGTCGCGCACCTGATGCTGCACGGAGAGTCATACCTGGCGCACCTGAACAACCAGGGTGGTGCGGTGATCGGTGCGGTGCCGATCCACCCGCTGGCGGTCCGGGAGGACCCACCCAGCCGCGGCATCGGCGACTTCCAGGCGTCGATGCCCCGGTGGACTGTGATGCTGGCCGGCGGGCAGCAGATGACGTTCACAACAGCCACCATGACCAAGATCATGGGCCTGTCGTTGGATGGTGTGCACGGCTGTTCGGTGATCACCTACGCCCGGGGGTCGCTGGGCACGGCGATCGCCGGCGACCGGGCCGCGGCGAAGATGTTCGGCGACGGCGCGCTGATCTCCGGCATGGTCACCCCAGAGGAGGATCTGGAGGCCGGGGAGGCGGAGAAGATCCGTGCGGACCTGAACCGGAACGTCGCCGGGTGGGAGAACGCAGCCCAGATCGCGGTGATCAACCGGCGGCTCAAGTTCACCCCATGGACAATGTCTATGGAGGACGCACAGTTTCTCCAATCAAGACAGTTCGCGGTAGAGGACGTGGCCCGGTGGACGGGTGTCGCGCCGCATCTACTGATGCAGATGGATAAACAGACCAGCTGGGGTACTGGGGTGACGGAGCAGAACCGGGGGCTGGCCCGGTTCACACTGGCCGGTTGGACGGCGCCGATCGAACAGCGGACGTCGCGGCTGCTGCGTGACCCGCTGTTTTGCGAGTTCGACTATGCCGGGCTCGAGCGGCCGACCCCGGAGCAGGAGATCAGCCTCCTGATCCAGCAGGTCGCCGGTGGGGTGATGACCCCGAACGAGGCCCGGCGGGTGCGGAACATGCCGCCGATCCCCGGTGGTGACGTGCTGCGCACCGCCGCACCGGCGCCTGCGCCGGCGCAGTCCCCGAACGGCATGCCGAGCCAGGAGATGATGGTGTGAACCACGAAAGCCTGATGGGGCTGGTCACGCGGATACGGAAGCTGGCCCGCCCGGAGAACCGGGCCGCCGGTGACTGGTATCGGATCAAGAACGCCGACTCGACCGAGCGGGCACAGGTCTACATCCACGGGGCCATCGGCTCCGACTGGGATGAGGGCGATGTGACCGCCGCCGGGTTCACCAAGGAGCTGCGGGAGATCACCGCCCCCGCGATCGACCTGCACATCCACTCCCCCGGCGGCCTGGTTTTCGACGGGGTGGCGATCTACTCCGCGCTGCTCAGCCACCCGGCGACCATCGACGTGTGGGTGGAGGGTGTGGCCGCCTCCGCTGCCAGCTTCGTGGCCATGGCCGGTGACAGCCGCCAGATCGAGAAGCCGGCCTCCATGATGATCCACGACGCGCGTGGGGTCGTCTTGGGTAACGCCGCCGACATGACCGAGATGGCCGACCTGCTCGACCAACTCTCCGATCAGGTCGCCGGGATCTACGCCGACCGGGCCGGTGGGACCACGCAGGCGTGGCGGGAAGCGATGCGCGCCACAACCTGGTACACGGCTGCCGAGGCGGTTGACGCGGGCCTGGCCCACCGGATCAACAACGACACCACCACCGCGCCGGCGCCGGCCACGAACCTGACACCGGCGGCGACGCCGGCCATGCACGCGCCCGCCCCGGCACCAGGCCGGGACGGCGGTAACAGCCTCGCCGCGGCGAGGAACACACAGAAAGGGGCAGCGATGTCCATCGAGGAGATCCTCGCCGCGATGCAGGCCATCAGTGACGGTGCTGAGGGCCGGATGCTGACCGACGAGGAAGTCAAGAAGTACGAGCAGCTGGAGAACCAGCTCGCGGCCGAGCGGACCGACCAGGTGCGCAAGCGGCAGCGGCAGTACACGTCGCCGGCGCCGGAGAACGCGCAGATCCAGGCGGCCGCGCACGTGGCCGCACCCAAGCCTGATGACACGCTGGACGTGGCGTTCACCGCGTACCTGCGCACCGGCAAGGGCAACGCTGACATCGCGGACCTGGCGGTGAACTTCAACACCGGGTCGCCTCGGATGGCGCAGCAGGTTGGCACCGATTCCGAGGGCGGCTACCTGGTGCCACCCGGGTTCCGGGAGAAGCTGGTGGAGGTGCGTAAGGCGTTCGGCGGCCTGGCCGCCGAGGTCGACACGTTCTCCACAACCTCCGGGAACCCGTTGGAGTATCCGAGCTTGGACGACACCGCCAACTCCGGTGACATCACCGCGGAGGAGGCGGCGGTCGCCGACGGCGACGACCTGGCGTTCGGCACCGTCGCCCTGGGCGCGTTCAAGTACACCTCCGCCGGCGCGGGCACCACCCTGCCGCTGCGTGTGTCCTTCGAGCTCGTTCAGGACTCCGCATTCGACGTGCAGGGGCTGGTCGCCCGCGCCCTGGGCACCCGCATCCAGCGTAAGCAGGCCGCGGACTGGGTCAACGGCGGCGGGACCACCCTCCCGTTCGGCATCCTCCACGACGGGCTGACCGCCAACGTGGTCCTCGACACCGAGGCCACGCTGATCTACCTCAACCTGCTCGAGGTGGAGGCGGCGCTGGACCCGGAATACTGGCAGAACGCCAAGTGGCTGATGTCCGCCGGCACCTGGGTTTCCGTGATCAAGCGCATGGAGGACACCGCCGACCGGCCGCTGATCCTGCCCCAGTCACAGTCCGGCATCGGCGGGGCACCGGTGCGGGAGCTGCTGGGCTACCCGGTGGTCATCGACCAGGCGTGCAACGCGATCACCCAGGACGGCGTGGACGGCGGGTTCGCGCTGCTCGGGGATTTGCGTGAGGCGTACGTGATCCGCCGGGTGCAGGACTTCGTGCTGATCGTCGACCCGTACACCCGCGCGGTCAACGGCCAGATCCAGTACCACGCGTGGGAGCGGGCCGACGGCAACATCCAGAACCGCAAGGCGTACGCCACCATCGAGAACATCACCACCTAGGAAGGGGCGCCACAGTGGCGACCATCGAGGATCAGACGAAGGCGCAACTGCACTACCTGGACGGGAAGGCGAAGGCCCTGCGGCGTAAGGCCGCGGCCGGCCCGGTCGACAAGACCCACCGCGGTAAGCGGGACCATCAGATGGCCCAGCTCGCCGACCGGATCGTGTCGGAGCGGGCCGCAACGGCGACCCGGCGGGCCGCCGCACTGGGCATCACCACCGGGCGGGGAAAGCCGGCCCAGGCCGGCGGCGACGGCGCTGGGGCGAAGCCCGCCGAGGGCACCGGCGCCGGGACGAAGTAGGTCATCGGAGATGGTCTGGGCACCTGACTACTGCACCGCGGCGGAGCTGAAGGCGTTCCTGCGCATCGGCGACACCGTGGACGACGCGCAGGTTGCCCTGGCCATCTCCGCCGCGTCCCGCGCCGTCGACCGGCACACCAACCGTCAGTTCGGCTCGGTCGCCGCCGAGGAGCGGACCTACCCGGTGCGCTACGACCGGTGCCGCTGCCGCTACCTGGTGGAGATCGACGATCTGATGTCCACCACCGGGCTGGAGGTGGCCGGGGTCGCCTTCGACGCCACGCTGCACCAGCTCGAGCCGCGCAACGCCGCCCAGAAGGGTCGGCCGTGGGAGCTGCTGGTCATGGCGACCGACCCGGGCACCGACGGCGTGGCGCTGCTGGAGGCGCCGTGGGGGTGGACTGCGGTGCCGGATCCGGTCAAGCAGGCCAACCTGATGCAGGCGAACCGGTTCCTGGCCCGACGGGAGTCCCCGTTCGGGGTGGCCGGCAGCCCGGAGCTGGGTAGCGAACTGCGGCTGTTGGCCCGGGTCGACCCGGACGTGGAGACCACGCTCCGCCCGTTCGTACGTTGGTGGGGGGCTCGGTGACGCCGTGAAGCTCGACGACGTGATGGACGCGATCGCCACCCGCCTCGACACGATCGCCGGGCTGCGGGTCCACGCGTACCCGCCGAGCACGCTCACCCCGCCGGCCGCGGTGGTCGCGTTCCCGGAGGACTACACCTTCGACGCCACTTACGGCCGGGGGATGGACCGGATGACCCTGCCGGTGGTCGTCATGGTCGGCAAGGTG